TTCTAAAGCCTTTCTGCTTTATGTAGTTGTTCAGTTGGAAGTTTAGCAATCGCACCATTGCTGGTTTCATTTTTTCACGGGCCTTGACAATGTAAGGGTTGCCCTTGCCTCGAACAGTCGTGCGCCAGACTCGATCACCAGTTTGTGACCGTTGCCCGGCGACACGATAAGTTCCAAGCGATACTGCACGACCGTACTGAACACCAGTTGTCGTCGTGCCCGTCGAACCCACCACGTTGCGAACACGCGCGGAACCGGAAGTGACAAGACCACCGAACACCATGCGTGAATCAACACCGCCTGTCACCTTATTTTTCACAAAGGCTTTCTTGGATGCGTAACCGCGAACCGACTGCGCCAGCCGACCAGAGATTACCGGGGCCGTGCGCGTGGCCTCTTTTGCCGCAATGATTGCCGACTGCTTGACCCACTTCTCGAACAAGTTACGATCTCCACCCATGGCAAGAAATTTCTGCCGGGTTTCGTTCAACCCTTTGATGTAGGTACGGCCTTTAGTGTCTTGCAGAAGGTAAATACCATCTGTCTGACCACCAATGACCGTACCCACGTCGTCAGCCCTTACGGGGTGGTGTCAAGCGTTACGTCGCCAACAATGTCCATGCGCACACCGTCGAACGAGAACGTGCCGTCAGCCGAGGCCTCGCCACCAAGAGTGAACGAACCCTGTGCAGGGACACGAAGTGTTCCGGTGAAGTGAGGCTGGTCGCCCGATGCTGTGGCGTTGCCGTGAGGTGCATAAACGAATGCAACCTCGTCACCTGCAGTCGCCCACATAACACGCCAGAACGACGCTGATTCAGTTGACTGAACGCCGGACACCGTGAAGTAGAAGTCGCGACGGCCACCAAGTGATGCGTCGTAGAACGTGGTCACATCTGCCGATGCATCCTCTGACTGCAGAACAACTGAACTGAAATCAGACCAGTAATCGTTGCCGTCGATTGTGAGTTTCAAAGAATTTGCTTTGATTCGAGTCGATGTTGTCATCGGTGTTTCTCCTTAGAGTTGAGTGTTTTGGTAAACAGTTATTGTGGTCGCAAGGTAATCGGCACCACTAATTTCAAGCATGGTCGGCGCACCAACAGAGGATGCGTAAAACCCAGTTGCTTCAGTAATGGCTTCGACAGTTTCGTCAACCAAAGTGTCCAATGCGGTGATCATGGTTTCGTTCGCCGCGTTCTGAACAATCAGGTTCACATCAAATCCGATACGGAAAGAACCGAACACATCACCCGACGCAACCCAGTCCCCGGATGGGGTCAGGATTGCCATTGGTGGTGTGGCACGTTCTGGTGTAAACGCAAACACACGCAAACCAGCATCCGTCAGAATGTCGGTCAGCGCAGTTCGTGCGGCACCAATCACGCGACACCCAAACCAACATAGGGTGTGAGCAACGGGTAAGCACCAATCATCGGGTCACGGGCTACTCGCACCGCCGAACCACCATCAAGGGTTGCAAACTGCGCAATCCCGTTGGGGGCAGAACGGCGGTGGAATAGTTCCGATCCGCATTCAATCTTGGCCCGCAGTAAAACATCTGCGTTGACCGTGGCAGTCCCGACGAAAGCCACCACAAGTGCGGTGGCCTCCGACCAGCAACGGTTGACAAACGCATCGTCGGAGTCAGGTGCCCCAACATACGCTTTCAAGTCGTCGTAAACTGCCATGGGTTACTAGATGACGACGGGGATGATGAACGAGGGGTATTCGTCTGCAGTCGCCGTGTAGGTCGACAGCGAGAATGCCTCGGACAGGTTGATGGCGTTGTCCTGCGACAGGCGCAGCGCACCGGACGTGTACTGGCGAAGGGCCAGCGACGACACGAATGCACACTCATCCTGGTTGGTGGGGTGCAATGATGCATCCACAACAATCGGGATTCCTGCGATGGATCCGCGGAGTCCCGACACGTTTGCCGAACCGACTGCGCCGAGGTTTTCACCAGCGAACGAGATGACGGGGGTTCCGTCAAGTGCGAGCAGTTGCTTGAACGTCAGTTTGTCGACGATAAGCGCGTCAATCTGGACACCGTTGGGCTCAAAGTACGTTGCAGCTGCGTCGGCAAGTGCGCCGACCCATCCGTCGTAAGTGTTTGCCGAGAGCGTGACCTCGTTGCCTGCCGCCTTTTGTGCCGTGACAACTGCCTTGTAGGCGGTGCGCAGCTGACCAGCAAGTGCCTTACCCAACTGGATAGCCTGCATACGCAGAACCGAGTTGAGAAAGTCAACCGATGAACGGTCGATGACCTGGCGCGAGAGTTCGCTGTAGTTTCCGACCGTGATGATGTTCTCGGTCTTGGTTTCCAGACGAAGTTCGCTGTAACCAAGGTCGTCACCTTCGGCGGCCTGTGTGGCCGTACCGTCGGTCGTACCGTCAACCTGTGCAAACGTGATGACCATGCCCGTGGGCGGCGTGACACCGGTACCAAAAACGGAACCGAGTGGGTTGGCTGCCTCGACCAGACGGATAAGGTCAACGTCGATGGGGGTCGTGACCGAGTCAGCGGTCGTTGCGCCCGTGTAAACGCGGTCGTAGATCTTGACTGCGGTTTCGTCGCCCTTTACGATGTCGGCAAGAAAGTGACCAGCCGAACGGTAGGACGGGGCAACAGCCTCGACCTTGGTGATGCTCGCAACTTCGCGCTCAAGCATCTGAATGGATTCGCGGACCTCGGCGAGGTCGGAATCCGTGGGAACTGTGGGTTCCATTGTTTCCTCCTGTGGAATTGCCGAGTCCGGAGTTTCCGGGTCGGTGTCGTTATCACGGACTTCCGTGATGACAGCGCCGTCGTACCATGGCCGACTAACAAGGCTGGTTTCGATGACTCTTGCTGACGTAACCACACGGTTGCGGTTATCGTCAAGTTTGTGGTCGTCCATGATAAACCCAACCGAAAAACGGTTGATGACACCATCGTCGAGAAGTGTGATTGCGTCGAGTCCGCGCTGGGTCTTTGAGATGGTTGCCCGAATTTCAAACCCTGCCTCGGTGTGACGGCCCTCAATGATTTTGCCGATGGGTTCACGCTGATCGTGTTGCCACATCAGTTTTGCCTCCGGGTCTAACGTCACCGAGTTACGGGCGAACATTTCACCGTTCTCCATGGTTTCGTAAGGTACGGCGATGCCTGTTACTTCACGCTTGTCTTTATCGGTGACACGGAATTCCATGTCACGGGTTTCAACTGACTGCACTAAAATCTCCTCCTAGTGTGGGCATGTCCTCAATGGCGCGGACTTCGTCAATCGTCATCCAGCCGGATGCGATTGCAATTTGGTGTGCTTGGTAACGGGTCAATGTGTCGCTGCGCAAGAGCGAGTCGACGTTCATCTTGACCATCGTTCCTCGAGTCGTCAGGTGAGTTAGTCCCGACTCAATCTCAATGATGTATTGCGACAGCGTGTAGCGCACAAACGCCATTTGCTCTTGTTCCATGTTGGTGTAAGTCATCGAGTTGCCGTCGACCGAGGCCATGAGCATGTTGGCTGGGATGCCGAACAACCTGGCAACCTGTTGCACGTTCCAACCCTGCGCCTCGATAAACATTGAGTCCCGTGGGTTCAAATACATTGGCTGGTACGACAGTCCGTTGCCGAGTACGGCCACACCGTTCTTTGCCCCGGCGGTCGCGTTCCACGCATCTTTCGCCGCGCTGGCCTGATCGGGTGACAACATCTGGTCAGACTTCAGCACACCGTTCGGGATACCCGAATCGGTAAACCACACCGACGCATAATCCCGTGTGTCACGCGCGTTGAGCAGTTCCGCCTGGCACGACTGGATGGGGCCGAGTTTGTAAGCGTTGCCCGGCACCGACATCATGCCACCGTGATACACGTCAGACAGTTCGTATTTGATAACGCCGCGGTAAGTGTAATAAAGGGCAACGCCGTAGTCGTCCGTCTGGATCATAACGTCGAACGGGTTGAGCACTTCAAGGTTGACGGTTTCGCCGCGACCGTTACGCGAAATTAGCCAATAAAAGTTGCCGGCCAGCGCCATCGAGTTGACCGTCTGTTCCATCCAGAGTTCACGGGTCATCTTGATGTCGGGCTGACGAATCAGCAACGGGGTGGGGGTCACTTCGGCGTCGTCACGGTATACGTGGATTCCCAGTTGTTTCATCGCAGTGGCGATGATGCTGACGGAACGATAGACGGAAGCCAAGGACAGAGCGTCGTTGGTTGTGACCCCCGAAGTCGCAGATCGCGGCGGCGGAATAATTCCGAAACTGCGTTCCTCGAATCCGGGCACGAGTGAATCCGCGTAATCAAGAAAACGCGACGGATTTAGAAAATCTAGGAATCCCATTGGTATCAGTATGACACCATTGTTGCACTAGTGCAATATCTAGGTTCGCGCGTGTCGTGGAGATGTCCGGAATCGAACCGGAGTCCGCCGCAATTCCCTTACGGGTTTTACCGCGTCGAATAACCTATTCATCCCCCAAAGGTAATCCCCCACCTGCCCTTGAGTTCAGATGGGGGATTGCGAGCGGAGACCCGGGCGGTCAAGTCCCAAATCAATTCCACTACTGCGACCGTGTAACGATGGTAGCACAACTCACTGACATGAGTCGCATTGCAAGAGATCCATCGGGTCAACTGGTACGGCGTAACCGTCTACATTCTGATTTTCCATAGAGAATCAGAATACTTGAAGTGTTTGTTCTCGCAAAGTATCCGCGCCGAACGTCGCCAACAATGTGGCCATTACCGCGTCAATCTCCACCGCCGAATCGCGGCGTGATACCCGGAACCCTTCACCAATCATTTTGCGCACCGTGCGCGGTATCTGAATCGACAACAGAGGGTCGCCAGCATGTTGCAAAGTTCGTCGGGCCAGACGGGCATAGAACATCGACGATGCGTTTACGACGTCGCCCAGGGTCGCCGTTTCCGCCGGGTAGCCTCGAGTCTTGAGTTCCTTGTAGAGATCGCGCAGCGTGTAGCCGTCGACGATGATTGCCCTGGGTGAATGGTCCATGAGTTGACCGCAGATGTAGAGCAGTTGTTCGAGTGTGGGTTTGTTGATCGACGCGACGAGTTCGGTGTGGATTACGTCGTCGACCTTGACTGCCGCCGCGATGGTCGCGTGTTCCCAGTCCGGTGTGCGGTCAATGGCAAACACAACATCGCCGCGTGGCATCGTCGCATCAAACGACCGCTCACACTTCTGCCAAAGTTCTGCCGGGATAAACGTTTTCTTGCCTGACTGAATAAACCTATTGAGTCGATAACGGATGATGTCGTCGGTCGGCAGCGCACGAACATCGTCAAGCAACAACTTCGCGTCAATACGGCCTGACTGCAACGCCGGGTTAGCCTCCATCAACAATTCGAGCAGCTCGTCGTCGTCGTCCGGCACGACCGCATCCGATGCCTCCCAAATCCACGACCCAAACCTGTCTAGATCACCAGCAATACCCTTTTCCGAGTTTGCGTACAATCGGTTCAACAGTTCAGAGTTTTCATCGCCAGCGGTCGTGATGCCGACCAGTAAAGTGTCAGGCCGGGCACCCGTACCCGATGCCAACGCATCCCACACCTTCGCCTCGACTAAGTGAACCTCGTCGACAATGCCAACCGAGACGGGGATACCCTGCAGAGTGTTCGCATTCGCCGCTTTGATTTCATAACGCGACCCGTTAAGCGTTTTGATACCGCGAGTCTCCGTCAACTTGGACATCCGGCGTTCGAGTGCCGGGTTATTTGCAATCACCCGTTGCACCCGGTCATAAACCAGCCGTGCCTGTTCCGCCGTAGACGCAACACCGACGTTATACGTTCCGGCCTTACGCAACAACGCCCAAATACCCAGGGCACCCACAATCTCCGACTTACCGTTCTGACGGCCCATCGAAATAATGCACGATCTCCAACGCAGCTCACCCGACGGCAACAACTCGGTCACGCGGCGCAACAACTCCACCTGCCAATCGTCAAACTGAAAACCGGGTGTCGCTTTCGCCCACGCTTTCTCAATAATTGGCAGATACCAATCCACGCTCGCCTCAAACACATCCGACAACGGCGGAGTGTACCGAGTCGGCGCAAACGTCATCGAGTCAGCAACGCCTCAAGCTCGTCGACCGGCGCACCATCCGGGGCAGAGTTCCGCAACATCCGCAGGCCCTGCAGATACGAGGATGACTTTGCGGCCGTGTATTCTTCATCGAGCGACGATGCGGTTGCCAAACACAGCGCAACAATCGCCGCGTGTTCTTTTCCAATCCAACCGAGCGAATCCAGGGTCATTTCTAAAGCTTCGCGGTTTCCCGCAGGCATACTGCGCCAGTTTGCTGTCATGCTTGCATTCCTTGTCTGTGTTGTGCTACAATCCCGAAACCTTTTTCTTTGATATGCGCGGCAGGGGGA